TCAGTACCAGTGGGTGCACTACCTGCTGATGGGGGATTCACCCCAGAAGGACTACCTGAAATAGAACCTGTAGTTATATTACCACCATCAATATCTGTAATAGCAGAACCATCTTTTGAGAAGTTACCACTTGAAAACGTAACTAGCCCTGAGAAAGAAGTCACAGGGAGTGGTGAGGTACCAGTTGCTGTTGTTTCTGTTGCTGTACCTGTTGTGTCTGAGAATAAAAGATCCGAGAAATAGACGATAGTATCTGAAGCCGCTTGTTGTGTTGGGGATGTCTCAGACCACCCAGTTTCGATACTAGATAAAGCATTTGTTGCCCATGTAATAGTAGCTTGGGGGGTCTGAGGCACATTTGTTAAAGCTTTAAAGAGACGCCGTGAAGCAAGACGAGGAGCTGGGTCTCCATCTGTTATGTCCATTATTGTAATTTCGTCTGATGCTACTCTTGGCATATTTATTCTCCTTTAAGAATCGGCTACACTTACAGAGACTCCGAAACGCTCTTGTGTTNNTACATCTTCNGCCCCTACAATAATGTCTGGAAATCCTGTACCTGAGGCTAACACACCACCTGTTGAAATGACAGTCCGATCAGATATGGAGGTAACACGAACTGCTGCACCATTGGCCCGTGTCCAGGTGTATGTTATACTTGTGCTTGGTGCAACACCCGTATCAACATCTGTTACATTAGCTGTCAAAGTCTTAGCTGTTCCTGCACTATTTTTAAACACCGTCCCGTCACTAGATGTTACCGACACGATAATAGCACCAGTACCAGCCGCACCTTCTTGAACTTTAAACACAGTAAGAGCATCTGAACCACCAGTGGCACCTGTTACTTTAACTGTTAACGTATTACCAGTATTCCCTAAGTTTGTTTGAGCAATAGCTAGGCGAGCAATACCATTCTGTGTAACTGGGAAGGTACCTGTAGTTTCCACAGTACCCGAAGTATCAGCATCGTAGAAAGCAATACCACCTTGAGCAGTGCTCGTAGTGGTTTGAGTAGTGAATGCAGCACCGTTAATAGAAGTAGCTAATGTGATGTTACCTGTAGTACCTTGAGACTCAATACCTAAAATAATATTAGTCTGACTAGCATTAAGAGTACCTGCGGAGTTCGCAAAGAAGGTCTGTGATGATGGTACAATCTCAATAACCTGACCACCAGCCCCCTCTTTAACAATAGACAAAGTAATGTCTTGTGTAAGACCAGTAACAGGTGTTGTTGTAGATGTTGGCACCACACTGAATGTTAGTCGTAGAGTGACACTGATTGCAGCTGTTGCTGAAACAGATGGGATTGTAATAGTACCACTAGCGTTAGATGGGGTTCCCCAACCAGTTGATGAACCTACGTATGCTATATTGGTGATTGAAAATGTTTCTGGTGTAGAGCCAATGGTAGCGACATAAGATGCTTGTGTTTGACCTACGAATACAATTAAGGTAGATGTAAATCCAGCAACGTTAGAGACTGTACCATTAGCTGCAGCAGCAAATGTGTGGTTAGCGTTAGTTGTGAACGCTGTAATCGGATTTGTACCGTCCGAAATATCGGTAATTGTAATTTCATTAGAGGCTACCCGTGCCATATTATTCTCCTATTTTAACAGAAACTGCTAATCTTACTTGTGTTGTTACATCCTCAGGACCTAGCACAATACGTCTAAGAACTCCTGTGTTTAAAGATGCAGTTATCGCAGCCGAATCTTCTGAGTTTGCTGGAACACCAATGGCACAAACCCCAGAACCATTTACGGTATTAGGTACTCCATTGGTTGAGAGGACAGTCCTACTCCCATCATTGGTTAGGCAAATAGTATTACCTTCATAGGTCCAGTCATAATCATAACCATTATAGTCTGTAGTTGTTGGGGTTACACCTCCAAGATTAACATTAGCCGTTAATGTCTTTGGGGTACCCACGGCATTCTTAAACACCGTCCCAGAGTCTGTAGTTATATATACACTCAAAGCAGAAGACCCATCCTGTGAAAGAATAACGGGGGTTTGCCAAGTGTTCGAACTCGTTATGGTACCCTCAGTTTCAGACACATACCTAAATGTAACCCATAGGTAACTAGCATCATCTGATGGTACAGTCCCTGTCCACCCATTGTTTGATGTTATTGTTACATTATCCAAGTTGGAGTAGTCATAAGTCACAGAACTAGGTGCAGGTGGAACAGTGTCATTAGTTGTGCGTTTGTATAGGAACAGAGTTATGTTACCATTGGCACCATCTGACCCCGTACCCCCACCTATTCCAGCACCACTTGCGTTAACACCTGGTAGGAGTCCCATATTAAGGGCTTGTGTTATTTGATTTGTCCAAGAATCTAAAACAGGGTCTCCGGTATAGGGTGGTCGGATAATAGACATTACCTGCGACCTCCCTTACTTATTTGAATTTGATATCCTGTGAGATTCCAATCAAGGGTTGTTTCATTTGACTGGCTTTCAATCCTGTAGTTTAAGAAGCGACCATTAATCCTAACATCCGCTTTATAATCTAGGGTAGTATCAAAAGGTATTGCAGGTCTAGCTGTAAAATCAACTGCCTCCCCAACCTTATCTACACCATCATACTTAATATTGGCTTTAGAAGATCCATCAAACAACAGAACCATACCCGACACACTCTCAGTGTCAAACTCAGGGGTGATTGCCATGCGCCTACGCTCTAGTACAGCCCCTGATAGGAATGAACTTCCATCTACACCAACAAGTTTTGTAGGTGCTGAAAGAAGAAGGTCTCCTCTAATAGCAGACATCGAGTTTGTACCTGTAGGTAAGTCTCGTTTAGTCCACACATTATTACGATAGTTCCACACATACACAGTTGTACTAGACCAGAACCAAACCTCATCATATTTATTAAATCTAACAGCTTTAATATTAGTGTTATTCCTAAAGAAACCCCTAACCCTACCATCAGCTATTGAAGATATGGATCCTGGATGACCACTGAATACGTAGCAGTCGTTACTTCCATATACAATATGTTTACCATCTACCTCTATAACACCACCTGTATTATTAACTCCATAGTTATTTGTTACTGGTGATATTTGGAATGGTACGAAAGGTGATCCGGTTTGTTGAACAGAGTGTATAGAAGAATCTGTGTATACATAGAGAACTCCTTGAAGCTCCTCCATGTCTTTAATAGTTCCTGTAGCTGCTAAGATAAACTCATCTGCTGTATTAGCACCATTCTTAAAGGGGTTCCAATTCTCAGGAATAGCACCTGGCCCAGCAACATCAGAGGTACGTATGGTGCCTGTGAGTGTACGACCACCCGTTTCTTTTAGGTTACCTGCAACTAAGAGGTTTCCATAAGACCTTACAACACCTGCTGTTACTGCTGTGATTGGGATAGTAGTTACAGACACCTTATATACAGCACCTCCTGAAGATGTCTCAGGTACAAAGAAGAATTTATTATTACTAAAGTCAACTTGTGTAATCGTTCCAATGTCTGCCAATGTGGCATCTGGTGATACAACTCCGGATGAGTCAACAGTGACTGTCTCTGTGTGGATTGGGCTAGATGTGTTCCGAGGTATTGCAGTTATCTTAATTGAGATGGTATTACCCGCACCTGGATTTACCAGCACCGTGTTCTTGATCTCAGTAGATCCAGAAGAACCATCATGTTCAAAAGAAGTAATCTCTTCCTCAACTGCATAGGAATCCCATCCAGGTAAAGGTGTAACACCCACCACATCATCTTGCAAGAAGACAGGTGTAGAGTTACCATTGTTAAAAATAATATGATAACCACCATTAAACAAAGTATGTTGCCAGCTACCACCAGTTACCCCAGTGTTAGTACCACCTTGTGCTGATACAACAGAGAAACTATCGTTGTATACTGTGAACACTGTATTAGATCCGTTGTCTGTAATAACTACATATCGATCTCCAAGTGTTGAAGGCCAGTACGCAACGTACACAACGTTTGTAAGTGATGTTAGTTTATCAACATCAGATGGGAACCGTTTAACAGCCCCATCCCTAAAGCGAACATTGTGTACATCTGAAAAGACATTAGGTGGTAGCGATACTGCAGGAGTATCTTGCACAAGACCTGCTGATGCTAGATCTGTGATTGGTATAATCTGTTGTGGCATCGCTACCTCCTATTTTAATCTAATAACTCACGAGCACTCGCGCTGCCCAGTAGTCGGGTCAAAAAAACACGCCTCTGCTTTCTCTCCGTCCGTCTCTGCAACACCTTCAGTCTGGCCCTCAGCCTCCGCTTCTTTTTCCACGGTCTCATTGAAGATTCCGTAGCGTTTTCCAGAGAGCCTAAATGTGGTACAGCCCTTGGCTCCCTCTTTCCATGCCGTTTCGTAAACACGTTTGAAATCATCATAGGTAACATCATCCCCCACATTGCAGGTTTTAGAACAAGCACTGTCAATGTAGTGCTGGGCTAAAGTAAGAACAGTTAAGTGTTCATGAACTGAAATGTCATCTGCCTTTCGTCCTGCAACTCCTCGTGCGAAAGCATAGTCCTTAACGTTTTCATAACGTGGTCCGTCAAAAGTCTGGATGGTACGCTCGTATGAATGTGAAAAGACTGGTTCGATTCCACCACTGATGTTATCTGCCACGAGGGAGATTGTTCCAGTAGGCGCAATAGACGTGAGGTGGCTGTTCCTAATACCATGCTTTCGGATCTCCTTTTGAACAAATGCGGGGAGTGTACGAATGAAGTTACCTTTTAAGTAATCTTCACGATAGAGGGGGAATGCTCCCTTCTCTTCTGCAAGTTTTGCTGAGGCGTAGTAGGTGTTGTCTCTGAGACATGCGAAGACTTTTTCCATCCATCGCAGGAACGGCTTAGAGCCATACTCGAATCCAAGCATCTCACCTGCATTAGCAAGACCTGTAACGCCGAGTCCCATTCTCCGTTTATTCTTTGCCTCATCCTCTTGCTCCCTTAAAGGGTAGATAGTACGATCAACAACGTTATCCATAGCACGAACAACGTGAGGAATGTCTTCTTTAAATTGAGCAAAGTCGAATGTGTATTTACCATTTTTATTTTTAATTGTGTACTTAGTGCAGTTAAAAGAGCCTAATAGGCAAGCACCATAAGGGGGTAAGGGCTGCTCACCGCATGGGTTGGTAGCCGATATTGTCTCACAGTAGTATAGGTTATTCATTTCTTGGATGCGATCAATAAACAAGACACCAGGCTCAGCCCAATCCCATGTAGACTCCATTGCCAGATCCCAGATCTCTTTTGCAGAGACTGTTTCATGTACAATTCCATCAAAAACTAGATCAAAGCTGTCATCTTCCTTAGAGAGAGCCTCCATGAACTTATCAGTGATGCCTAGCGATATGTTGAAACCAGTAAGCTTATCAGAATTACGTTTAGCAGTAATGAAATCAACGATATCCGGATGGTCAATACGGAGTACGCCCATTTGCGCCCCGCGTCTATGACCGGAACTACTAATTGTTTGACATACTGCGTCAAAGATAGACATAAAAGAGATAGGCCCACTAGCTTGGCTCTCCAATGACTTGATTTGAGTACCTCTAGGGCGTACTTTAGAGAAATCATAACCTATACCACCTCCTCTTCGCATTGTTTCTGCTGCTTCTTTAGCACGATCCATAATAGAATCCATACTATCTTTAATATCACCTGATACAAAACAGTTGTAAGCAGTAACAAGCTTACCTGCACCCATCGCAGACTGTACCCTACCAGCTGGGAGGAATCGTTGTAGACCAATGATATCTTCTAGAATCCATTGGTGTTCCACACTATCACACAATGATCGTGCAATGCGCTTAACTTTACCATCAAAGGTCTCTCCCTTTTGTCTGTACTTCATTTCATCTAATTCTTGAGACAAGGGAGTAGATGGACCCTCATAAGTAATGTTGCGCATGTATATCCTCGTGATATTGTTGTGTGTTAATTAATCCGAAGGGGGATCCGAAGACCCCCCTATAAGGAACTTAGAGAATTGTTAAACGGCTGTTGCATTTTGCGATGTTATTTTGAATAGCCATTTTAGGTTTCTCCTTTTAATAGGGGACTATGCCGCCTCTTCTGCTTCAGGAACCTCTAAATCTTCCTCCAGCATTTTAGCAAAGGTATCTCGACCAACTTGTAATTGATCTAAGTTAAATCTAGTAGAACCAATCTTACGATCTAAGTCAGATAGGTGGCTAATTAGCATTTTTTGCTTATCAGTAAGTTGGTCTGCAGTGTATTCTTTGTCGTTAATAGTAATGGATTGTGTTTGTTTCTTTTCCATTTTATTCTCCTTTAAGTTATTGGTTGGGCAGGGCCATTACAGCCCCGCTGTTATTTTTATTTTATACTACTCTGGCTTAGTGGGCCATGTAATCTCGTGTGGAAAGTTAGATTGCTGTGGTACATCTAGTAATGCTTGACGGTATGTAGCCCACTCAGCTTGGGTAGCAGCATCAAGTGAAGCCCAGCGCAGAGCATTACCTGCAATAGCATCTACTTCTACAAGTCGATAATCCCGATCAGCACGAATAGATGCGGCTTCTGCTGCGTCTAGCTCCGCCTGTGTTGGCGGAACGTATGCAGTAAAGTCTGTACTAATCAGAGCCATCACTTCATCGTTGTTGATGGTTGTGTCAGTATCCGCAGGATCTACTGTGTAAGTTATCCAGCCGTGCTGTGGATGGTTAATCTCTACGTCCATACGAAGGTTGTCAGATTGGAGTGAGACCGCATTGCGGACTTCTGTGATTATAATGCTCATTAGGATATCCTTACGAATAGTGTTACGGGGTTTTCACGTTCAGTAGGGTGTGTAGTACCCATGGCTCTCCAAGTGCCAGAAAGTGCAGCACTGCTGGTGTCACCTCCGTACAGCGTACTAGCAGACACAATCCAAGTAAGGGTTGAAGTAGCTGCGTTTCCAGAAATACCAGCAGGATAGAGGGTACTCCCTGCGTAGGTAGACCCTGCAACAAACTGGCCTTGATCTACGTTTGAACCAACACGACGACCAAAAACATAAGTTCCAACAGCACCGAATGTTGTTGAGCCTGAAGGCAAATTAGTTAAAGCAGAGCCATCACCAACAAAGCTATCCGCAGTTACTTTACCTCCAAAGTAGTTATCTAAATCACCTGCAATATAAACCCCGTAAGCATTTGGACTTCTCACGCCGTAGTCTGCGCCGTAGTACAAGTAAGAATTATTCCCTTGTGATACTCCTGTTAAGTTGTCGTATTTAGCATAATAGACATAGCTGGGGTTACTGGTGGATTGTTTTGTCCCCCCTCCACTATCAAACCTAATATTGCTTTTAACGCCATACAGTTGACCTACACTATCAGCGTCACTGTAGACCTTGACTTCAAAAGCTCCGCCTTCCATAATAGAAGGGGAAGAGCCGCTGTTATCAGCCTGTGCCTTTGCGTGAATTCCTCTCACCCAAGTAACACCACCTGCACCACCGTAGTCTGATGCAAGAAAGTAACCACCCATAACCTGACCAGTAGTTCCTACGCTTGGTGCAGCGTAAGTAGGAGCGTAAACGCCACACACTAAATCAGCATCGCCCGTAGAATATGTGTCAATATAAGCACCATAAACACGGTGTTCATTGCTAGTATCACCACCTGTAGCTGTACTGTTGAGGTCTATATATATACCCCCTTGCTCTCTGTCACCAGTGGTAGCGGTTGAGCCTGTAAGGTTAGTAACTATTTCTTCAGCAAAGTAGAAGTCTTGGTTAGGGCTTGTTTGGTTTACCAGAAGCCGTAAGCCGCCACCAGAGTTGTTGTCTGTATCAATGACTAGAGGACCAGTCATAGTGCCGCCAGAATTTAACACGACACCTGTTAAACTGGAGCCGCTACCATGAAAGCTAGGCGCATGAATAGGCTCAGTAGAAGTGATCTGTGAGTTGTTTACTTCTAAGCGTTCTGCACCACCAGTTACAACACGCCATTGGTCTTCTGCGTGAAACTGCATGTAGGTGTTGGTGTCACCTTCATGAAAGATTTGGTCAACGCCGTAAATGTCGTTGTTGTTCATGTCCAGTGTATGACCATTCATACTCAAGGTAGCAGCCACAGTCATAGTGTCGTTAGTAACTTTTAAACGCTGTGTTCCACCTGTAACGACACTCCACTGATCAACAGCATGAAAGCCCATGTAGGTGTCGGTGTCACCGTTGTGGTAAATGTAATCGTTCATAGTGGCGTTAGTGTAGGAAATAGCACCTGAAATTGCAACCCCTGTAGAGTTAGTAATCAGTTTTTGGGAGTTGTCATAGTGTAACGCTACAGAGGAAGCTGCGCTACTAAAGTCGATCCTTATTGCAGTTTCATTAGCGCCATCCGACCCCTCCCCCATAAAGATTACATCGCCACCAGTATGAGCTCTGTTTATGAAGTAAGTATCGGTCCCGTTGAATTTCATCTCAAAGTCGCCACCATCGCCCAACCTTACATCGACACTATCTCCAAATTGGGTATACGTAGTATTGCCTGATCTGCCCCACTTCTGCACTTGATTGCCATTAGAGACAAACCGCATTTCCCCAGTGGTACCTGGGAATTGAAGGTATGTGCTTGAGTCACCTGTGTGATATATATAGTCAGCTACATATAAACCGGTAACACTTGGTGTCGCAGGTAGGCTATAGTTGTTCGCACCATCAGCAACATTGAGAAAGCTTCTGACCGCAGGGGCAGTTGCATGGCGCATAAAACCATCATTACCGCTCTCAGCAACAATCTTTGTTATACTTCCGGTAGCAATGTCGTTGGGAGTTGTGTTAAAGTAATTGGCATAAATGTAACCAGACGAATGCCGCTGAACGACTGTGCTATTACTTGCGCTTGAGGAAACAGTATAAGGGAAGCTGTAGTTGTTTGCATTTGTAGCTATCGTGTCTAGCTTTGTACCGTCTGCTGCTACATCACGCCCGTCTACTGTGCCACCTACTATAACGCTCCCAGAGGTCCAAATGTTTGTACCCATAGCAGAATTCGGTGTGCCATTCTGACACCAAACCATCTGGTGACCACTAGCCATAGTTCCGCCAGTAGTGTTGTTTGTGTGCTTGTAGGCTAGTCCATAGAGGTTACCAAAGTTAGTGCCGCTGGCATGGTTTCTGTAGGCTGTCCCCATTGACCAGATATGGTCAGTCTTGGTTGAATCATAAGTTCCAAATACACCTTTATTTCTAACATTACTTACTATATCACCAGTCAGAGTACCGCCAGATTTAGGTAAAGCGTTATTAGCTAGAGTACCTTGCGCTGATGTGGCAAAAGCACTTGCATGGTTACCATCCAACAAATCAGCGTCTAGGCCAGAACTTGAACCGTCATTGCCAGTATGCCATAACTGATAGTCTGTACCGTCAAGTTTAACATACATAACATTCGTGCTATCATTGTATGAAAAACCATCATTATTTGCCATATTAAGGACAGTATCACCATCCGTAAAATAGTTACCAGCAGCTTGTTTGCCATCCAGCGCAGTCTGCAACCCATCTACATTTGAGATAACGTGGTTGTGGCTATCATCCGCTACAGTAACACTCAAAGAGGCATCAGCAGAGCCATCCCAAGAGACACTTCCTGACGCATCGCCTGATAGTGTCAGCGTTCTAGCGGTAGTCCACTTGTCTGCATTGGGGTGGTAGTTGTCAGCGAAAAATCTCCCTGCTGAAGTATGATTTAGCTGTCCACCATAAGTTAGTTTATATGCCTCTGTAGGATTATTGTCACTCCCGCCTAATGCAACATAAAAGCCAGTAGAGTTGTTACCCCAACCAGAATTATCTTTGTGTAAGCCTACATTCATATGTGTGCGGTAGCCGCCTGAATGTACGGCTCTCATGTGGAACGCAGGTAAATAAGTATCAGAACTTCCTACGTTTACTTCTGGGTAGTTTATAGGTGCATTAGTTAGTGATGTGATGGCAGTTTGATCGTAGTCACCAGGGGTGTCAGGAATTAGCCCACCCGTCATAGTATCACCAGTGACATTCACAAAACGGCTATCAGCTTGACTCTCAGTATAGTAACGACCATCAAGGTTATAGGAAGTAATACCTGTGATATGCCCATACGTATCAAGAGTGATGTCTTGAATGACTGTGCCATTAGAGTTATCCACAGAGGCTTGGCTAGATGTATCAGCGTGATTGATTGTGACTGTACCAGATGTACCGCCACCAGTAATACCGCTACCTGCTGTTACACCTGTAATGTCACCAACATTAGTTGTGTAACCAGCACCGTTGGTTAGCTGATTGTTGTTAGTGATATAGTTAGCATTAGTAGCGCCTGTGTAACCTAGATCCGCTAGAGTCATAGCTTTAGAAGCTAAGCCTGTAACGTGTCCATATGTATCAAGTGTTACATCTTGGATAACAGTAGTACCAGAGTTATTTACTGAGGCTTGGCTAGATGTGTCAGCGTGATTAACCTGAACTGTTGGGTTAGTTTGGTTGGTTACAGAAACAGTTGTGGCACTGCCGTCTATGAAGTTTACTTCTTCCCCATTTGTAACAGCTACTTGAGTACCGCTATTAGCTTGGACATTCCAAGACGACATAGAACCAGTGCCACCCGTTGTGATTTCGGTAATATGCCCAAACTCGTCTACTGTAATGTTGTCAATCTTTGTGCTGTTAGATGTTGATCCATAAGTACCAGACAGTGTAGAAGTATCACTGTGTGCAACAGTATCCGCAGTAACAGTAATGCCGCTTCCAGCACCTACATTAAGCGTTCTATTGGTTGTTAAGTCTCCACCACCAGTAAGACCATTACCTGCTGAAACTGTAATAGTCTTATTAGCTTTAGTGCCAATGTTATTAGAGACAGTAGTAGCGAAGTTAGGATCATCACCAAGAGCCGCTGCTAATTCATTAAGTGTATCAAGTGTTGCAGGAGAACTGTCTACTAAGTTAGAAATCGCTGTATCAGTGTATCCTGTGTAATAACTACCGTGTTGTCCGTCTAGTGTGTCTGCGTCAATATTAAGCGCGTCGATATCTGCTTTTGTTTGATCAACAGTGGCTCCAGCCGAAATGCCGTCTAGCTTATTCTTTAAAGTAGTTGTAAAGTTCTTTTGAGTAAGACCACCGTCACCTACAGAGTATGTAGTGTTGGTATCAATGGGAGTGGCCCAAGTGAAAGAACCATCACCATCAGAACGTAAGAACTGAGATGTTGTACCATTACCTGTAACCTTTAAGTTACCTGCGTCCACAACGTTATCAGCAATTGTCAAGGCACTTGAGCCAGTAACTTCACCTGTGTGGGTAGCATTATTTGAAGAGCTAGTGCCTGCACCAATCAAAGAGCGAACCTCGGCAGCCGTAATACCGGCAGCTAAACTAGGAGTAGAGCCGTTGGTAGAAATAGCCGGAGCCGCTGTATTGGTAGCACTTGCTTCAATACCGTTAAGTTTAGTATGATCAGCATCTGTAAATACATTACTATCTGTAGCTGCTTCTACTGCCGCTCTGATTTCAGCGTTAGTTTGATCGCCAGTTGCTCCTGCTTCAATACCGCCAAGTTTAGTATGATCAGCATCAGTAAAGACGTTACTGTCTGTAGCAGACTCTACAAGAGTGCGTATCTCAGCAGCAGTTTGATCGGCTGTTGCAGAGGCTTCAACTCCATCAAGTTTAGTTTTATCAGCTGCAGACATCGTACCTGCTGCAGAAGTAGTTGCCGCTGTACCCGCAATAGTTAAACTATTACCTGAATCGTTATAAGTTGCGCTTACACCTGTTGTTCCAGTGATTAAACTTCCAACAACATCTTGAATAGACTCTGTTGTAGCCGCTGTTGGATTCCATTGAGTACCGTCATAAACTCTAAGTGATCCACCGCCTGTGCTAAAATACAAGGCACCTGTTACAAGAGCATCACCGTCATTATCAACGGTTGGGTCTGAAGACTTTTCACCAAGGTAACGGTCATCAAAGCTATCTAAGGCTGCTTCTGCTGCTGTTTGGGCAGTCTGAGCAGCAGTAGCACTGGTAGAAGCATTAGTGGCTGAAGTTGCGGCTCCTGAAGCTGAAGTAGCTGCGTTGGTCTCTGAAGTAGAAGCCGCAGAAGCACTACTAGCTGACGCTGTAGCGCTGTTACCCGCGTTAGTTTCAGAAGTTGCCGCATTAGTCTCAGAAGTAGAGGCGGCAGAAGCACTGCTTGCCGAAGCTGTAGCGCTATTGCTAGAATTTGTTTCAGAAGTTGCCGCATTGGTAGCGCTGGTAGCCGCGTTGGTCTCACTGGTAGCCGCATTAGAAGCGGAAGTAGATGCTTCAGAAGCCTTAGTTGTTGCCGTAGAAGCTGAGGCAGCTGCGTTAGTAGCAGAGGTGGCAGCTTCCCCGGCCTTAGTTGTAGCCGTTCCAGCGTCAGTCGATGCAGATGAAGCAGAGCTTGCAGCATTAGTTTCACTGGTAGCAGCGTTTGTTTCAGCAGTTTCAGCCGCAGTTTGCGCAGTTTCAGCAGCAGCCTGTGCTGTTTCGGCATTAGTCTCCGCAGTTTCAGACGCGGCCTGCGCATTAACACTAGCCACCTTAGATGCTTCACTAGCAGTGGCTGATGTAGCAGCATTAGTTTCACTGGTAGCAGCGTTAGTTTCTGATGTAGCAGCGTTAGTTTCACTGGTAGCAGCGTTAGTTGCTGATGTAGCAGCGTTAGTGGCTGATGTAGATGCTTCTCCAGCTTTAGTTGTCGCTATGCCAGCCTGCGTTGAGGCTGTAGATGCACTTGCAGCGGCATTAGTTTCCGATGTTTCTGCATTGGTTTCCGCTGTTTCAGCAGCAGCTTGTGCTGTTTCCGCATTGGTTTCAGCTGTTTCAGCAGCAGCCTGTGCTGTTTCAGCATTGGTCTCTGCTGTTTGTGCGGCTGTAGCACTGTTAGCTGAGTTAGTAGCACTGGTGGCTGCATTGGTTTCACTTGTAGAAGCAGCGGAAGCACTACTTGCAGCATTAGTTTCTGAAGTAGCAGCGCTAGTAGCACTATTAGCCGCATTAGAAGCACTCGTTAAAGCTGCACCTGCAGAGTTACTTGCATTAGTAGCACTTGTAGCCGCTGCTGTAGCGCTGTTAGAGGCTGCAACACTAGGTGCTTCCCATGAACTACCATTATAAAACTTAATAGCATTACTACTACTATTGTAGTACATGGCACCTTCTACTAAGGCGTTTCCATCATTATCAACACTTGGATCAGAACTTTTAGTTCCTAAAAATTTATCATCAAAGTTATCAAATACTAGCTCAGTCGCAGCTTGCGCTGTTTGAGCTGCAGTAGCACTGTTATTAGCTGAAGTAGCAGAGTTACTAGCATTGGTTTCCGATGTAGCTGCATTAGTCTCTGAAGTAGCCGCATTAGTAGCTGAAGTTGCAGCATTAGTTTCTGAAGTACTTGCATTAGTAGCACTTGTAGCCGCTTCACTTGCTTTTGTTGTAGCAGTGCTAGAACTATTAGAGGCGCTAGTAGCAGAGTTTGCCGAATTTGTGGCAAACGAACTAGCGGAGTTTTTAGAAGACAATGCAGAAGATGCGCTAGAGGCAGCGTTACTAGAATAAATCCCTGCTTGAGTTTGAAAGTTAAGGGCAGAACTAGCAGAACCAGAAGCACTTGTTGCGCTTGATGCAGCAGCAGTCTCACTCGCAGACGCAGCAGTTGAAGATGAAGCCGAGGCTGTAGCGCTTGATGCTGAAGCAGTAGCACTATTAGCTGCGTTGGTTTCGCTGGCTGCAGCGTTGGCTGCTGATGTAGCAGCGTTAGTTTCACTGTCTGCAGCGTTAGTGGCTGATGTAGCAGCGTTAGTTTCTGATGTAGCAGCGTTAGTGGCTGATGTAGCAGCGTTAGTTTCACTTGCAGCAGCGTCGGTTGCTGATGTAGCAGCGTTAGTTTCACTGTCTGCAGCATTTGTTTCCGAAGTGCCTGCATTATTTTCACTAACAAGAGCAGCAGCTGCACTTACAGAAGCTTCCCCTGCTTTGGTTGTTGAGATTCCTGCTTGAGTAGCTGCAGTTACTGCGCTTGTTGCCGCATTACTTTCAGAGGAACTTGCATTATTTTCACTAACAAGAGCAGCAGCCGCAGAGTTAGCTGCATTTGTTTCTGATACTTCAGCGTCATCTTCAGAAGACTGAGCATCTGCTGCCGAAGAAGCAGCGGCAGAAGCACTTGCAGCCGCATTTGTTTCTGATGTAGCAGCGTTAGTTTCTGATGTAGCGGCATTAGTTGCGCTTGTACTTGCATTTGTCTCAGCTGTTTCAGCATTTGTTTCAGCTGTTTCAGCATTTGTTTCAGCTGTTTCAGCATTTGTTTCTGCTAACTCTGCCGCTATTTTAGAAGCAAGAGCGGCTTCCGCAGAGTTAGCAGCAGCTAAAGCATTTGCAGAAGATTCACTTGTAGAAGTTATTGAGCCTTCATTTGAGTCAAAAGCTCCTCCACCATCAACTGGTTCAATTATAGTTTCTGAGTCTCTAAATCCCATAGTATCCTCCTAGAGTAAACCACTATACGCGAATGACATTGAGAGATTACCACCCTTGTTCCTTCGTGTTATTTCTTCTTTATTCAATCCTGATATTTCTTGATCAAAAAGAACCATATATTTTTGGATCTCTTCAGTATCATTTAAATAAATAGATACTTCTAACAATGCTCCAAATAGAATAACTCTTTCATTCTCATCTCTTAACCAATTAGTAGCTAGGTCACCTACCCAATAATTTGCGTCTTGTGCAAGTCTCGCGTCAAATGCTGATTCTGTTTTATCTGCAGCGGCTGAATAAGTTGTAGCTACCCCACCAATATCTAAAGTACCCAACCCAGATTTCCAGTTATTATAAGTACCTGAGTAGGTTGCATTGAGTGCAGGTAGTCTGCGATAATAATGCAACTCTATAGAATCTCCACGACTAAAATTACCATGTAGTTTTATAACATTTCCAACTCTAGTGTAGAAATGATAATCCCTAGAGCTACTAAGGCCATCATTGAATGTTCTTACATCTACCCTTTCATTGTAAACAATCCCTGGGTTTTTAGTAGCAGTGTCTGCATTTCTAATATATATAATTTCAATCATATCAGTAGGGGAAGTTATGGACAATACTTGACCACCACCCCAAAAAGAACTTGGAGATATGTCTGGAGTAACGCCAGAAACCCCTGCTGCAGTCAGTTCATCTTGAGTACCATTAACATCATAAATTTTAGTTATCTCTAGAGGCGGCACACGTAGTGTTCTATAAGCCTTATCTGCTGCGTAATCTAAACAACGTGTCACCACTGAGTCAGGCAAAACAGAAACATCTCTGTTTGCCCAGGATCTAATCAACCCTGAGTTATCACCAGTGAAGTCACCAGATCCTACAAATTCTACGTATGTTGCCATCTTAAATCTCCTTAATAAGACATGAGGTGGGGGTAGTTTTGCTTGAATATAATCATGAATTTAGCCATCATGTCCTTATCCTTCATCGTTGCCGAATCATGCAAATCAATACCCCACTTATTTTTTATTTCAATGGCTACGATATCAGGGACTGTAGCGAACTTTTTAAACCCTAAGTCTTTTTTATTAAACCCACTGTCCGAAAGATCACGATCCTTTTTAGCCTGCTCTAGGAAAGGTTTCTCATCCTGGTATACTTGCCAGTTGCTAGACCCATCCTCATCGCATTGGATAGTACCTTTAATAGTACTGTTCTCTGTGCTAGGTATTACATCCCAACGTGCCATGTCCTCTTCCTCTTATTAAGTTGCTATTTCTACAAATCGACCAGACTTACCAATGTAACCCAGGGTTGGGGTAACGATAGTCACGTTGCCTGTAGAGTGTATGAAAAATGCTTTATCTACTTGATACCCACCGGCTGAGGATGCGGATGTTGTCCAAGCGCATCGATCTGCTGGGAGATGCAGTACATCTCCAACTAAGTTATTACCAAGTGTATTTGCTGGGATTGTCCCTTTGATTACCATCATGTTCTATACCTCCTAATAGAATAAAAATAGGGAAGGAGAAATAATCTCCCTCCCCTTATTATAGTTACTCTAGACCGTAAACCGCGCCACAGCCTTTTGGATTTTTAACTTCCAAAGACCATTCCTCGATAAACATGCCAACAGTTGAGTCACCTTTCTGACCAACTTCAACTTCCTGCATTGGGCGCAATGTCGCCATTGCAAACCACTGTGGATCATAGATCAATGCGGCAGAGTCTGCAGCGTCGAACTGTGTTGTGGTTGCGTCAGTAGTTGTGTGGGCAAGGCCCATGATGTAGTTTGGAACTACCATCAAGTCACCAAAGTCTGACATGTAAACGTCTACCGACTGGCGGAGCTTACCATCTTCGTCGATGTTACGACGAACGCCTGTGTCATTAACCATAAGGTCAGAGAAATCACGGCGAAGTTTTGGAGAAACCATGATACGAGTAGCTGAACCACCACTCTCATAGATCTTCTGCATAACTGCATCAATGTCTGTAAGAGCCAAAGCAGCTTTAGCACCACCAGCGGCAACTGTGATAACTTCAGTACCAGCATTAGCTGTTGAGGGTGCAGTAAAGTCACCTTTAAATACACAAGTATCACCACTGTTTACAAACGACTGATAACCACCAGTCTGACGAGCGCCAGAAGTAGTCTGCTTGTTGTATGTGTTTACAATGTCAAACTCCATATCACGGCGCATTTCTGTGCCACGCTTTTTCAGCTGATATGCATACTCATCAGCAACACCAGCCTGATCGATTGCACGGCGGCTACCTGATACAGAAATTGTTTTGCTGTTGATTTGTGTGTAGTTACCCAAACGGGTACGCATTGCACCAACAGTTGTAGAAGCTGCACCATCACCGGAAGCAGGTGTAGAACCAGCTGCCAAGAAGTCTGCGCCTTCAGCTACACGAGAGTTACCTGGAGCTGTGAGCTCGTCGGTTTGCCATTCGTGATAGATGTTGGTTGCTTTAGATTTACCGATTGAAGACAAGAAAGGAGTCTCATCACGTGTGATCATCGAAATGAAATTCGCTAGATCCTCACGGTTTGAAAC